CATCAGTCATTATCTTCACCTTCACTCTTAAACAATTCAATCAACTTGGTGCAGACTTCAGCATATTCCAAGTTTCCGTTGGCCCGGTGTTCTTCCCGCTTTGCTTCCAAATTAGCAATAGTATCTTCTTCAGTCACTTTCTTAACCTCCTTGAACGTCTTCAGTAGTAACAAAGAAAGGGTCATCCATTTGACTCGCCGCAAACTGCGCAGCAGTCATATCCCGATCAGACATCCAATCAGTAAACATATCATCCATAGCTGCATTAGCAGCATCAGCCGAGGCAAACACACCCATCATCCAGTCCTGACCGAAATCAACGGTCTGCCATACCATCCAAACGTTTTGCATAACAAATCTCCTTACATACTTAATATAGGGACTAACAACCTGTTTGTCAACCTCTATTTCACATTTTTTTAACAAACAGTGCAGAAACCAAACGTATCAACCAGAATCTGCTCACCTTCTTCAGTGACAATAATATCACCAACACTCAGACTGTGCATTGCTGCATGCCGTTCAATCTGGTCTTCTTTGTGACCAACATTACTAATCATGTAGGCATCATCAACATTGTCAGCAGTAATGGTTGCTACATGCTCATAGTAACCTTCTACCAGACCATCATAGACAGCCTTCAGTGCGTTACCACCGTAGGTCATTGCGTCTTTCCATACATTATACCGAGGCACATCAACACCTTCGTTGATAGCATCAACTTCAGCATCGGTCATAACAATCTGCATAATTTTGAACTTTTGCATATGGAAAACTCTCTTTCTCTCTCTTACATTATTAATATAGTATACCTTGGAAGAGATTGCAAGTCTTTTTTTCAACTATCGTTTCGGATTTTATTAATCTTCTTCTTTACGTCTTTCGGGGCCATGTTTTTTCTCATTTCGATAAAAATCATTAAGTTTAATGGCAGATTCTAAAAGAGACAAAGGTGAATCAGTTTCTGATGCTAAATCTGTAAAAGCGAGAACATCTTTAGGAAGGCAATGTCCACCCCATCCAAACTTTCCATCTGGTCCGGGAACTTGGTTGTGAGAATGCCCAATGCGGTCATCTAAACCTAAAGCATATACGATAGAGTCATAGTCCATTTCTTTAAACACTTGATGGCTATGTAATTCAGACCTAGCACAAGAGTCCATGCTGTCTATCTCGTCACCTGAAATCTCTAAATATCCTTCATCTTGAAGGTCTTCAACTAAATTATAAAGTTCATTAAAGAAAGTTACTCTCAAAGCTAAGAATGCATTTTCTGCAAATTTAACTACTCCCGCTTCTGCAAGATCAAGAAATGCCTCATCTCTAATTGGTTGACATTGGGAAAAGACATTCGCCCAACCTTGAGCTTGGTCTAACTCACCACCAATGATGAACTTAGTTTCTGAAAGAAAATCCTCTAATGCATAATCATTTCGCAAAAATTCTGGAGAGTAGCAAACGTTAGTAAGACCTCGCAGTTTAAACTCTCCTAATGTTCCCATCGTAAGAGTAGATTTGATTAGAATAGGAATTAATGAATTAACTTTATATAGATTAATTTTATTAACTAATCTTTGAACATTTGTATCATCTAAGCTGTTTCCATCCCAAGCTTTTGGTGTATCCACGCAAATAATAGCAGCATCACAAGACTTAATAATTTCTTTTAGACTGATATCATGTTCTTTATATGCAGGGTCTACAATAACATAATCAATTTCATCGGGAATATCTAACGCAGCAACAACTGCTTTACCTACAGTTCCATAACCAATTACACAAATTTTCATTTAGTTTTAACCTTTCAATGCATAAGACAGGGCATGCTCTGCCTCTGCTTCCATGTTTCGTGATTTATATATGCTACCACAATCGTTGTCTAGTTCTCTACACAACTCTACAATCTCTAGAGAAGTGATAGGATATTCTGCCTTGATAGCACTAGCAGCAATAGACACCATAATACGATAGAGACGGAAGAAGTTACCACCACCATCTACACCAGCACTTGCAAGATATTCTTTACCCATATCCTGTGGAAAGAACTTACAGTCACGATAGGACTTCCATGTAACAATATTCTCTAGCTGGTTCTTACGATAGTTGATAACCTCAATCTGTAGAGGTTTGGGTAGAGTATCAATAAACTTCTTCTTACGACTACCAGCATGGGAAGGGAACTGCTTCATCAGTTCAAATGGATTGATAAACTCACCTTCGTTCTTAAAGATAAAGTTATCAGCATTAGGATACTGAGCAGGAACATAATACATACGGCACAGGTCTTTGGTCTGTGCATCTACTACATCCAAAGCAAGGTTATTGATAGAATGCCAAAACTCTTTGATACGAGATGCTGGCACCATATCAGTCAGGGGAAAGACTACACGAAACTTTGGTTTGTCTTTCCTAGATGATGCTGTAGAGTAGCAGACATAGTAGTATTGCTTCAGAGGTTCTAGGACGGAATCAATGCTACCATCGAAATCGTCAACATCAATGCAACACCAGTTACCCCAACCCAAAACAGAGTCGTTAGAACGAGTCGTAGAGGATTTGAAGATAGCAGGGCTAATGAGAGGAGAAGAATCACTTCCACCTTTCTTACCTTTCTTCTGTGATAACTCAAACAGTAAGTCTTCTAGACCTTGCCAAGTGTCAAAGTCCATGCGACGGTGTGTCTTGTTATCAAATACGTTTTTGAATATAGTCAGGGAATATTTCATAGATGTAGTTATATCACAAAAAAAGGGGGCAGTCAAGCCCCCTCTCTCTTATTAATCATCCAGATAAACATCTACTGGAACCAACTGACCTTCTTCCATATACCATTTGTGGTAAGTTGGATTCTGTGGAACAACTCCACAAATCGTAAACCGAGGTTGCACAGCCTTGGGATCAAGATTAATAGCAGTCAATCCAGCACTAACAGAACTAACCATGTCGGCGTGAAATTCATCCAAAGCAGAAAGACACTCACGAAGCTGCTTCTTACACTCAGAGTGAATAGGTTGATTAGTGTAAAGAACAACACTAATCACGTCATCATTCATCTTAGGCATCATTTCATAGCACCATGCTTTAGAAGCATATTGCTTAGTTGCAATAAAACTAACAACAGGTTCATCAAGAACTACATTATCCTTAATCCAGTTCTCAGCTTGTTGTCGCCCCCATTGTTCACTAGGACTTTCACCCGCTTCAGATGCACGAACATGCCGCATGATATCAGTAGTGATCTTTGTTAGATCACCATTGTTGTCACTAAAATACTCTGTAGCACCAGACTTGGTGCGCACCCAATCTTCTACAGTGCCACGGTCACCGTGCATTTCACCATTCTTGACCTTGTTCCAACCACGGTAAACAAAATCCTTGCGGTCATACATGTTCTGAGGAAGGTGCGTAGTGTTAATGAGAAAATCGAAGTCACCCTTCTCTTCCTCAGATACAGAATCATTCCACCCAAAGATAGCAACTGGTGCTTCCTTGATATTCGCCTGATCAAATGCTAAGGTGCGATTGCGACCTTCCCGGAGGCGACCTTCCGTATCCATAATCGGAGGAAATGCAGAGGTGTTATACCCTTGCGCCATAAAACTGGAAGCAAGTTTATTTACCGCAGGGCCTTGAACGTGACTGGCCCGGATAGTATAATTTACTTCAGAAGAAAGTTGCTCTTCAGCAACCTTCATTGGATTATAGGTTGAAAACCCCTTGAAAACTATTGGGTACTTCGACTCAATGGTCTCAATAGTTGTAATGAAATCTCGACGGTCGAGAGTGGTAAATCCATCATTATTCATAGATGAAAAAGAGATACGATCTTGATAGTTAGGCATAGTAATATTTCCTTATTGGTCGGCAATTTGCCGGTTGATGTAAATGAGTAAGTTTAGTACGACGGATCAATACTTTGTTTAACTTACTCATATAATATATATCATACTCAAGTGATTGTCAAGCCTTTTATCGCACAAAATGCAAACTTTTTTCGACAATCTCAATATCTTCTGGATTGTTCACTTCCCAGAAGTCAAAATGTAGAGGTTGCAGTTTCATGCAATGCACATGATAACCGTTCTCTACAAACCGCAACTGCTCCAGACCTTCAGTCCGTTCCAGTGCAGATTCTTCCATCTGTGAATACTCAAAGAGTGCAGATGGTTTATAGGCATACATCCCAATATGGTAATACATTGGAATCTTTTCAGAAGATGACCGAATATTAGTTAGGTCAGCACCATAGGGAATCATCTCCTTAGAGAAGTAGACAGCACGTCCTGTCTTATCCATAACAACAGTAGTGCCACCAGCTTTACCCTCTGCACGGCAGTCTAGGAACCTCTCAGCAGTCTCCATAGGCATACGGAAGGTAGGTGTAATAACATCAAAGTCTTTGTCATGTGCTGCTAGTTGCTCATACTCTTCCATCATTAGATTAAAAACATAATCAGGAATGAGTGGTGAGTCACCTTGTAGATTAATTACATAATCAAAGTCTTGTGTAAACTCTTCACCATGCTTATCAATCAGTTTAACCATTGCCTCTGCTACACGTTCTGTGCCGTTCTTGTGGTCAGGGTCAGTCATAACATATTCTTGACCAATCCTAATACACAGATTAGCAATCTCACGATTGTCTGTAGCAACATAGACAGGAAGACCAGTGCGTTTACCTGTTTCGATAGTCTGTTCAAGCACAGTCTTGTCACCAAGTTTCTCTAGCATCTTGCCGGGGAAACGACTAGAGTTGTAACGTGCTGGAATAATAATAATTGGTTTTAGTTTCATAGTTTAGAACCACCCAAGTTTTACGCCATTGTGCGCAATAATAAAAAAACATGCAACCATATGTGTCAAGACCCATACAGTGCGAATAATAGCAGCAATATCACTATCTCTATCAGAACCAATCTTACTACCGATAGTCTTTGCCCAGATAATCCATGCTTTTTTCAATATTATCGCACTCCCATAATAACACCCATGTCGTGAATGACTTGGATTTGTTTAATAACTTTTTCATACATTGCATAGTTTAGACTGTTAGGTCCATCAGAAGGTGCATTGTCAGGGTCTGGATGCACTTCCATAAAGATACCATCTACATGCCCGGTAGCAACAGCGGCACGAACAAGAGCGGGTACATAATCCCGATTGCCACCAGAAACACCACCAAGGCCACCGGGTTTCTGGACAGAATGAGTGGCATCAAAAATAATGGGAGTATTATAATTCTCATGCATATACTGAAGACCAGTAAAGTCATTGACAAGGGTATTATAGCCAAAAGAAGAACCCCTTTCAGTAATCCAGACATTCTTATCTCCTACCTTACTAATAATTCCACCTACATCCCAAGGTGCAAGGAACTGACCTTTCTTGACATTTACAATCTTACCTGTATTCTTTGCTGCTAACAGTAAGTCTGTCTGACGACAAAGGAACGCAGGGATTTGTAGAACATCAACAACTTCTTTCATGATTGCTACCTGTCCAGTAGTATGAACATCAGTTACAATCTTACAACGTAGTTTACGTCTAATATCATCAAAGATAGGCATTGCACGTTCAACACCAATACCTCTCTCACTATTTAGAGAAGTTCTGTTTGCTTTATCAAAACTTGCCTTAAAGTAATATTCCATGCCATGATCTTCTGCAATGCGTTGGCAATACTTGGCAACCTCAAAAGAGTCTTCCTCTAACTGGCATGGTCCTGCAATAATCTTCATGTCAAAATATCCCTCAAAGCAGGTTCACGGAAGTTTGGACCTTTCATTACCTTACCATCTTCACGATAGATAGGTTTACCATCCTCACCCAGCTTAGACATATTACTAGAGTGGACTTCATGGAAACAGGCATCAAGGTTAATGCCAAATGCAGCACCTGCACCATAGACAACATAGAGAAGGTCAGCAAGAGCATCAGCAACTTCTACCAAGTCATCATTGGCAATTGCTTCTTTCAGTTCATTCAGTTCTTCTTCAATCAAATCTACTCGCAAGTGTGTAGTCGTGGCATCAGGGAATTCTGCTTTGCGTTTCACCTCTTGGTTATAGGTGTTCATAAACTGGATTACTTTTTCAAAGTTAGTTACAGGCATAATCATTATGTAAATCTCCTAACGAATAATATCAATAGTGTTAATAGTGTCTTCTGTCCAGACTTCAAGGGTATTGCGAAGTCTATTCTCTTCTTGTAATTTAGTGTATCGTTTAGTTGCCTTATTCTTCCACCACTTCACAAGGTTCTCAAGATAGAACTTATCATAGTTCTGTGGGTTTGGCAAGAGTTTTTCTTCTTTACCTAACAATACTTCTTTAGCATTAGCAAAACCATAATCAGAACGATAGTAACGTTTCTGTGTATTGAGTTGTTTAGACTTCTTCATCAGTGCGTTATATTCTTCTAGACGTTCTGGCATATGCTCTTTGATAGACTGTCGCACAGCACCGAATATCCTAGCCTGATACTTGAGTTTATAACCAGAGGCATTAGCACCAGCACGTTCAATAAGACGTTCACCACCATTCTTTTCTACAGACCAGTCAAAAATCCAATTGTAGAAATCATCAGGCAAAATCATCTGGAAGTCAGACTCAGTATCACCACCATGACGCAGATAAGGTTTCAGTCCATCATACTGACTGGTTCCTTTGATATTGCCATAGAGTGATGTAGTCTCAAACAGACAGAGGTTTATATCATACTTCTTACTGACAATTTCTCTAACTTCATGAGAACAGCAAATAAGACTTAGCAGTTTACCACCAAGGCAGTTGAAACCAAAAGGTTGAACAGGAACAATGATGTATCCCATAATAGCATGCTTATTAAACTGTGTTAGGTCAGGTGCAGCACCCAGCCAGTCATTACGAGGTTTACAGTTGATTAGGGGAGAGTTGAGTTTGATAAACCCTAGAATAGTATTAGTCTTCTTTTCTTTGACAAACAATTCAACCTTTCTGCCCGGTGCAGTCTCACCATTGAAAGATGCAGTAATGTCCAGCAAGTCACGGAAGTGTGATGCAGATGCAGGCTGAATATCAATCTCCATATCTTCAGGAGACATATCAAAGTCTTGAAATAGTTCAGACTCCAACATACCCGGAAATGCATTGATACTACGAATGCGCTCAGTCTTCTTCACACGCATGTAGTCATCAATACGTGTGAAGTTAGAATAAAAGTCTGTTAGTTTATCAAAGATAAATGTAGTATCGACTGCTGATAAAATCATATTGTGGGTATTCCTTAACGTCCAAAGAACATTATACCATTATTTTCAGATTTGTCAAACAACTTATTCATTGCCCTAGATTTGCCACCGGGATAACGTAGTGGTGTCTTCCATTTCTTCATTAACAAAAATCCTCTAGGGTATTATTCTTATCTGAAAACACTTCTTGATAAGTTTCGTAACCTTTTCGACCTTTAAATTCATATCCAAGTAGAACAGACATAAAAGCTCGAGCAATGTACAAACTGCGACTATGATTTTGAGTTTTTGCCACAAAGAAATTGGTGTCACGTTGGGAAATTTTATCTAATCCAATTTGCTTAATTTTATTAAACTCACGGTCATAAACGGTCTTGACTTTTGGATCGTCAAGAATTTTTAAATGGTAAACACCACGAATAAACCCATCTTGGCTAACGGTAACTACAATCATATTGCCCATCTTTTTTTCATTATATCCGTCACGCCACACAGAAGATATACGAAAATCATCTTTCAATCCAGTTTCTGTTAGGTTAAGGGTAGCAGTTTTCAATTCTCCATCTGCAAAATCACATGCATGTGATCCTTGAGGCAAACCAAGGAGCTTTTCTAATCCCACTCCATTTCCACCTTTATTACTAGGGAGTTCATTATGTTCTAACCGTTGTCCAATGAGACCTACACATTTAGGGAAAATTTCTTCAGTAAGAGGTAAGTTATCTATAGTCGTCACGTTAGAGTCTATCATTATAAAATTCCTGTGATGTTAAATCTACACCCTGTGTGGATGAAGAATTGTTGATATAAGGACTATCTACCTTGAACTTAGCATAGCTGTTGGGATGTGTCAACAAAAAACTTTCAAGATGATCTTTAGAATTAATCCATCGAATCTTGTTTGTGTAATCTTTTCGGTTGTCCCAAACAAACCATGCATAAGATACCATTCCAGATAGTTGTTTGTCAACTGAAAACATAGCATTTTCATCACAATTAATTCTATTAGCAAAAACTAAAATTTCTGTTGGAGGGGTTTCCTTAAATAAAGAGTATCTACCCAAACTTTCCATAAATGTAGTTCTACAAAGAATGAAACTAGTATCATACAAATCAATAGAATGTCTAACAAATTTTTCTGCTAGTTTATCTTTGAAAGGTGGATTAGTAATAACTGCTTCTACTCTATCGTCTTTTTTAGTTTGTAAAAAATCTGTATTAGTTTCTATTTCTACCAAAGGATTGTTATACTCAAACAAATCTGATGAATACACTTCAAATCCATTGTGTTTAAGTTCATGTGAAATCCAACCTCTACCAGCAGCAGGTTCTAAGAGAGTCTTAGGAACATCATATTCTTTGATCAGAGTGTAGGTAGCTATAGGTGGAGTAGGATAATAATCATTCTGTTTTCTATCAGATGAATGTTTATCAATGTGATATGCTTTACTTAAAGTCATGCAAAAAAGTCCTCTAGTGTTACAGTCTTCTCAGTCTCCCATCCTACAGCATCAAGGATGACACGCAGAGGTTCTAGGAAAGTCTTTTCAAACTGTTTGTCATAGTCAATATAATCATGCAGGTTCATCTCTTTAGGAAGCATGACCGGATAGGATATAATATTTTCTTTGATAGGGTTAGGTTGCTTCAAGTAGGTGAACTTAATCTTCTCACCATTCTTAATCATTTCATACTGTTTGTCAAGCTTTAAATCTTTTACACGATTGTTGAAGAGGATTGCACCACGCACATGAATAGGAGTGCCTTTCTTGTAAACAGTATTCTTATCTATCCATTTCGTTATATTAGAGACACCACGGGGGAAAGAAATATCTTCGGGTGGTAGACTACCAAATTCATCTTTAAACTGCTGTATGAACCTCTGTGTGCGTTCCTCGTCCCCTTCCATGATGATCTTAAAGGATTGCTTGAACTTGTCACGCACCACCTGTGGAGTAGAAGATTTGATTGCTTCAATGCCCATAATCTTTAGTTTAGGTTCAGCATACCGCACACCTTCTTTGTCCAGAACATTTAGGATGTAACGTTTCTTGGCAGTCCAAACACCACGGTCAGCAATAACTTCACGTTCCATATCCATACGGTTTTCGATGCAGTTTAGTTTCTCAAACATATTTTGATATTCAACGTTAAGCATCTTCTCAAAGTATTCAGCACCAGTCTTGTCTAGGAAGTCTACAGGACTCTTAGGGGCAAACTTATCAACTAACGGTTTCATATTAACATAGAGTGAGTCTGTATCAATAGCAATCACATAGTCATCATCTTTCTCTACCAACTTACACATAGCAGCATTCATTGCACGTTCTGCCCATAGGATAGTCAACTTGCCACTATAGGTGATTGCTTCTGCAATGCGTTGGTCAAAGTAGTTAAACCATTGGTTGCCCATAGCACCATAGAGGGAGTTGAGTAGAATCTTAATAGACATCTGTTCATTCTCTAACTGACCAATATCTTTGGTAAGCTGGTAGGTCTTGCCGTTTTCTTCTACAAACTTTTCTGCTTCAAGTTGTTTCTTCTTGATAACTTTACGTTCTGTGTAATAGTCTTTAATAATCTTGGGGATTTGCCCGACTTCATCTGTGTGGAAAGCAATACCATTGGCAGCAATAGTCTGGTTAGCATCACATTCTACATCAACACCAGCAAGCACAGACTCTACAGTAACACCAGACTTGAATACACCATCCATAATAGTTTCTGGTGACATATTCCATTGCACAATGATGTTAGGATACAGGGATGCAAGGTCAAAGGAAGTTACCCACTCATACATGCCGGGAACAGGTTCCTTGACATAGGCACCGGGATACTTGCTCTTTTCTTTATCACGTTTGAGATGCGGCACAATTTTACTAGACATAAGGTAACGATAGATGATTGTCTCCCAGATACCTGTAGTGCCAAGTGTATCTACAAAGTTAGACCCTGCCTTGTAAGCCATGGTCATTGCTAATGTAATCAAACCAAGTTTGTCTTCTAGTCGTGCAACTAGTTCTACATCTTTGATGTTGTAGTCTACAAACTTCTTGAAGTCAGACTTGTAAAGACCGTGCAGGGAACCATACTCATCATAAGAGAGTTTGTTCTCTCCTAGAACAACATAGGCAATGTGGTCAAGTTTATAGGACTCTTGCTTGCCATAGGTATAGGCAAACTTCTTGAACAGGTCTTGGTAGTCCAGCTGTTGAATGCCAGTGAGTTCATAGGTTTGGTTTTCGTTCTGGTGTTGGTCTCTTACAATGCGTTCTCGGATATGTTTCCAAGGAGACATCATCTTTGCTTTATCATCACCCAGAACTTTAGTAACACGATTAATCAGGTAGGGAATATCAAAGAAGGTAGTGTTCCAACCTGTAACTACATCGGGACAGTTAGAAGGGTTATGCCAGTGAGCAAGAAAAGAAAGAAGTAGTTCTGCTTCATCTGCACACTCATAGTAGACAACATTGTTGCGGTCAGGTGTATACTCACCCATGCCCCATACATGATAAAGGTCATCAATGTTATTTTTGCAAGAGATTGTAATGACAGGATACTCAGCAAACTCTGGTTTAGGGAATCCGTCATCAGACGCCACTTCAATATCAATTGTGGTCGTGTTGATAGTTTCACGGTCAAATCTAATCTTGTCAGGATATACATCGTAAACGTACTGAGCAACATGATTTGTATTGCCCACCACCTCAAAATTATCCATGCCCTTATATTGTTTATTAAACTCACGGGCTTCTTTGGCATCGGCAAAGGTGACTGGTGCGACAGGGTTTCCACGCAGGGACTTCCATTCAGTAGGTTCTTTAGTAGGAACATAGTATGTTGGTTTGAACTTAATGCGTTCTTGAGTCTTTACACCGTCTTTATAACCCCGCACAAGAATGGAGTTGCCTAGACGATTGACTGATGTGTAAAATTGCATCACTGCCCTCTTTAAGTATGAAGGAACATTATATAGGAGATTTTACTTTGTGTCAAGAAAAAAGGGTGGTAAAAACCACCCCTCTTTAACTTTACTGATATTGTTGGATATCTAACCAATGACGACCATTGATTTGATATGGAGCTTGACCATACATGATCCGCTTTTGACGACCTTCAAGGTCTACAAGGTCAGTTGAGTCAGAAAGATATCTTTCTTCATCTGACATTCTAGCTCTCTTGATTGCATTGTTAAATGATTTAGTGAGTGATTTTAAAAACAGTTGCATCAAAACCATCCTTTCTAACCATGTAAGCAATTTCAGACTGATTATAGCTTGTGCGATATTCAGTCTTGATGTAACCTGCCACACCGTGACAAGCAGCGTCAAGTCGAGATTCGTATAGGGCTTTACCCATTTTCCGTAAGAAGTTCAGCATTTGTTGTTACCTCGCTGCGATTATTGATTGCAATTTTGCGAGGCTTCTTCTCATCGGGCAGTACGACTTCTAAATGAATTGCTAGAATGCCGTTCTCCAGAGAAGCTCCTGTAACTTGTGTATATTCAGATAGTCTAAAAGAACGATGGAACTTACGGGTGGAAATACCTTTATGAATAAATTCCAAACCTCTTGGGGTATGGTCACCATTCACTTCAAGAATACCATCTTTAAGTTCAATCTTTAACTCTTCTTCCTTAAACCCTGCTGTTGCAACTTCGATACGATACTTCATATCTTCATCTTTAATGATGTTATGCGGAGGATAATGATCTGAAGCATGCTTAGTCATATCTTCAAGTTCTTTGAAAATGTGATCAAAACCTACAAAGGCAGAACGGGGAAAGCGAGCGTATTTCTGATTGTTTGTCATCTGAAATCTCCTATTAAAGTTTAGCGAGAAAGTAGACCGATTATTCGCATCTACAGAAATATTTATATCAGAGGTAAGACCATTTGTCAAGCAAAAAATGAAAAGGTTATTTGCCGATATTGTATTTTGGACACAGTTCCCAATCATTCTTTTCTTTGAATGGTAGGACTTTGATTTGTCTCAAAGGTGCAACATCTTTTGCTTTTTCACCGTTGACAATGGTAAGTAACCCCCAATCAGAAAGCAGAGTAGTAATAGTATTACGTCTCTGAATATCTGTATCTTCAAGTGTAGACTTATTACCATCAAGCAGGAACAACTCCTTGAAGTGTGTAATAAAGTATCTACCTTGTTTATGGAGAATATGACAGGACTGGTATAACTTCTTATCCTTGCGGGATGCAATACCAATACGAGTCAATGTTTCTTTTACTTTTAAAAAATCATCTGGTTCATTAAGTGTGATTTCCAGCATATCACTAGGCTGCCAATCAACTAGATTTACTTCTCTTTTTTCTTCCACCATGATCTACCTTCTTTTTAATAATGTTTATTTCTTCAGTAGAAAGTAGTGAAAGAGCAGAACGAGCCTTACTATTGCTATATCCATAATATTCTTTCACCGCTTCAAGACTTCCATCCTCAATAGTTTTATTCCATTTGGAGAACCGTTTTGGATTTTTTCTAATAGTATTTAGCAAAAAGTCATTTTGGAGTTTTGTGTCAATATTATGGTAGACGTTCATCTCGTTAGCAAGTAGAACAGTATCAGGGAAGTAGGAAAAGGAATGATTGATCATATATGAGTTGTATGCTTTCTCATCTAGATCATCACGCATGATATCTTTTTTAGTGTTGATTGCTTTAACAAACTCAAATGGATTCATAATATAATTCCTCAAACTTATAATCAGGATCACATAGTTCATGGACAGCTACTTGAGCAAGACCCTCAATACCTTTTATTCTAAAAGATTTTTTAGGTTTTCCATTTGTAACAGTCATGTAGTGTTTATCATTATACCACAAATCAATAGCGTAATCAAGATTAAAAATCTTAACAATGCTATCATATTCTAATTTATAATAACTTTCATCAGATAGGACTGTAACGGGTTTTATATTAAACTTATTACCAGCAGGTGGTCTTTTATATGTAATGTCTAATGCACCATGATAATCTTCTACGCCTTCAAAATCATGATATATTCTCTTACGATTATATTTACCTGATGTATCAATAATAACTGCTGGTAGATCAAAATCATGACATACTCTATTCAGAAAGTATCTATGTGTTCCGGGATGTAACCAATAATCATCATTGACAGAAATACAAATAGGATTAGATATTTGCTTTCTTTGATGAAATAGAGCAGTGCATATGGCAAGTTGCATAGGTCTAGCATATGAGTTGTTACTCATCCAGTATTCGTCTGGAACATCCCATTTCCATTTAGGACTTAGTTTGTCAACTTTATATACTTCCCACGATAAATTATCCTCATAGAGAACACCTTTCTTATCATTTTGAATTGAGTGGATAGGGTCAACTTCTAAGTTATCTGATAAAAATTGGTCTCTTTTTTTAGCCCAAAAGTTTTCTAGCCATGGATCAAGTGGATCGGACATTTATTTTCCAATGTATTGTTCAAGAATATTCTGAGTAAACTCTTCTGTGCCTACACCTGAATTCACATTAGAATTACCATAGTAGAGTTGTGGCACAGTTTTATGACCTTCATCCAAGACGATAAATGCCTTTGCTTCTTCATCTAACTTGATATTTACAATTTCGTATTTGTATCCCCAACGATCAAGTTTAGACTTCATCATATCGCAATACATGCAGTTAGGTTGTGTGTATAGGGTTAGTGTGTGCTTCATTTCCATTCTACCTCTGCCATAAGTTCTGTTAAACATGCGACCACATTTAGTTCATGGTCTGCTACGAATGCATTCTTATACTGATAGTCTGCTAGAATAAGCACAGCACGGGGAATGCTATTAGGTTGCATAGTTTCTGTCATAGAGTCATAAATGCTTCTGAAGATACCAGAAGTATCAGTATCTATATTGTTGCTTACCCATGACCTCATTTTTTTGAAGTCTTTAGCTTTAAGATATCCAATAACATCATTAACGGCATTGTTAGAAAGAAGAGAAAGAATCCCACTATCAATAGTGCCACTAAGAGAATAACGTTGACACTCGTTAATAACCCGTCGCCAATCAGGTGCAAAGCGGATGATAAGTTCTGCCAAAACTTTTTTATCATAGGTGATAGTCTCCTGATCTAGAATCCATCCTAGACGTTTCATGAACTGCATAGACAGTTCTGCCATAGACTTCTTGCTGGTGTTAAACTCATAGACACCGCAACGGGAATGTAGTGGTTCAATAATACGGTTCTTAAAGTTACAGGTCAGAATGAATCGGCAGTTGTTTGCAAACTCTTCAATGAAACCACGCAGAGCAGGCTGGAAGGATTGTGCATTCAAATAGTCTGCCTCATCTAGAATAACAACCTTGTATCCGCCCTGTAAGGATACAGTAGAGGCAAACTGTTTAATCTTATTACGCAGAGTTTCAATGTTACCTTCTTCAGACCCGTTGATAAGAATCCAGTCAAGGTTCAGTTCATTACACAGTGCTTTTGCTACTGTAGTCTTACCAAGACCAGCAGTGCCTGTGAATAGCATATTAGGGATTTCACCAGTCTCTACAATCTGCTGAAAGGTTTCTTTTAATGTTGAGGGGAGAATGCAATCATCAATCTTTTGTGGTCGGTATTTTTCAACCCAAAGAAAATCACTCATCAATATTCCTTACTAGAGTTAGGAAGTCATTATATAGAAAAAAGAAATGGGGGTCAAGCCCCCATTTTAATATTAGTCACTTACTCGTTCAGCAGTGAGACCTTTGACATATGTAAAGGAGCAACCTTGTAGAAAGTAAGAGGTATGTTCAAGAATTTCTTCCAAGTCTTCATCATCAGACCGGAAAGTAGATGACACATCATTAACAGTATCATGGTTTTGATACCGACGCATTGTCAAAGTGTATTCGGTGTAGTTACCATCATCTTCATCATTATAACGACCCATTATATTATTCCTCTTCTTCTGCCAGCTCTTGCTGACGTTCTTCAACTTTTTGTGTCAATTGCACACACTGATCACGCAGACCACCTACTGTAGACAGTTCTTCACCTTTAAATGCTCCACGTTGCACAATCGCATCAATGATAGCAATACTAGAACGAGAGACCTTAGAAGCAAGGTCCATAAATTCGTTTTCGTTTTCCATTAGAAATATATTCCTTTAGTTTTTTTCTAGAGCAACCCAGTATTGGAGCTGCCGACTAACGTTAGTAAACTTACTGATAAGTTTGGACGAAACTTCTACAGCATAATCACCGGGAAGAAGTTTCAGATTGTCAATGTTGATACTTAGACGTGCGTTTACATGGATATCGCCATGCCATGCACCATCAACTTCAATGGTATACTCATTGGAAGTTGTATTCTTAGGATCAACGATTGATAGGGTTACTGTGCCATCTTCTGTGCTTCCAATAATCATACTCTTATGACCAAGAGCAGATGAAGCTTTGCGAAGTTGACTCAGAATATCTTGAGTGAGATTAAATGTGACTTCTGGATCAGGAACCTGTAGGTCTTTCTCAGGTGGATTAGTCAACATTTCAATATCAGAATAGAAATAGTTAATAGAAGACTGACCATTGGCAATAACCATATGCTTGTCTTGGTAATGCACAGTGCCATCTTCTACAAGATTATATGCACCAATAAACTCATTCACATCATAAATGCCAAAGTCTTGTGGAAAATCTTCTTCAAGAGTAGCTTGTGCTAGAACGTTCTTAGCATCTGCAATAGTGCGCAGAACATTACCTTGTCGAACTACAAGGTTTTGGTTAATGGTTCCGAAGTTACGAATAACTTCCATAGTATTATTCAACATCAAATGTTTCCTCATCTTGATCATGTACATGGAGTGCCATAATAGCATAGTGTGCGATTTTCATCAAGTCTGCACGGTTACGACCATTCTTTTTGCCATAACGTTGTGCATACTTCATTACGTTACCGAGACAGAACCCCATCCCGTGACCAGCATCAATAATAAACTCAGTAGCCTGAAACTTCTGCTTTGAGTAATGTCCCTCATATGTTTTGAGGATATACTCATTTAGTTCTGTTAGAATTCGGTCTTCACTGTATTTCATATTGTAGTCTCACTGTTTCGAACTTAGAAGTGTATAGTATATTATTCTGTCCCTGTTGTCAAGAACTTTTTTAACGCATTTTGGAAAAGTTTTTATCCTTGTAGAATTCCATCTTGGATTTAAAACGACCATCCAGAATCTCACCTTTATGTGAAATGACAAATACATTTGTATCAGCACCCAAGGTATGAATAATCTTAAACAAGTTTTCCACACCATCGTTATCTAGGCTGGAGTCAAATGTCTCATCCAGAATAAGCAGATTGGTTGCTACAGAGTTTTTCATCTTAGCAATCTGTCTCCAAGTAAACAGCAGGGCAAGGTCAATGCGTTGCTTCTCTCCTTCAGAGAAAGAGTCATAGGAAAAACTATCACGGTGCCTTGAACGAATAGTCTCAGAGAAACTTTCATTCAATTCAAAATGAACAAAGAAGTCTAGTGTCTGTAGATATTGGTTTACTAACTTATTCATAACAGGTAGATACTGTTTGATAATCTTAGTCTTGATACCAGTGTCTTTGAGCATATCAGCAATGATACTACTATAGTCATACTCTTCAGACAGTTCAACCTTTTCTGTAATCAAACTATCTTTCTGATCAATAAAGTCTTCAAGGTCTTGTGCAGCTTGTTTGACATTATCTTTACTGTCAGAAGTATTAGTAATCTCTTGCTCTAACTTAGTAATCAATCTACGAGACATATTAATCTTGGTATTATTATCTCGCAACAGACCCTGTAGTTCCATAGACTTTCTATTCTGGTCTTGTAGGTTATCTACAGTAGACTTACCATTAGATAGTTTATCTTCTACCGCTTGAAACGTCTTCTGGATTTCCTTCGCTTTCGCTGCGATACCTTTAACCTTCTGACCTTTAATATTTTCGTCAATCTCTTGCGTACAAGTCGGGCAAACGTCATTGTCTTGAAAGAACTTATCCTCTTTAACAAGTTTTTTCATCTCCGATTGAAGGTTAGATTTTTCTATACGAGCATCCTGAAATGCATTGCCAGCTTGCTCTAGTTGTTTTGCAACCTGATCATACTTAGTCTCTAGAGTTTTTTGTATTTCATCATTTTCAGCATTGACTTGCTCAATTGAATCTTCCTGTGTCTTGATTTCAGTTTGCTTCTCACGGTTCTTTTCCTCGTTTAGATTCTTAATGTCACTAATGTATTTGCGTTGAACTTCAATCTTGTTCTTGACAATATCTACCTGATGAGCAGCATCACGAATCTTATCCTTCAGACTAGCAATGTTATCCTTCAGAACCATATTCATCTTAGAAAATATATTAATGTCCAGTAAGTCTTCAATCACTTCACGTCTATTAGCAGCAGTAAGTTGCATAAACGGAATGAAAGAGGATGAACCAAGCACTACAATCTGGTGGAATGACTTATGGTTTAGTTTTAGAATATTCTGTTCAAGGAGTTTCTGAAACTCTTTAGAATGAGAATCTTCGTTGATAACCTCACCATTTTTATAGATTTCAAATATGTTAGGTTTGATACCCCGAATAACTTTGAACCTGCTAGGTCCAACTGAGAACTCGACCTCGACCACACAATCCTTACTATTAATAGTATTGATTAGTTGTGGTTTGTTGATGTTCCTGTAGGGTTTGCCGAATAGACCAAACGATAGTGCATCTAGCATAGTAGACTTGCCAGCACCATTGGCACCTACAACCAAAGTGGTAGGGGCATTATCTAGATTAATTTTTGTGAATGAATTGCCAGTAGATAGAAAGTTTTTATACTGGACAGAATGGAATTTAATGATAAGACTCTCCTAATCACTCAAATCATAATATAGAGTATTATATATCATTCCACAGGAGTTGTCAATAACAAATGTATAAATAAGTTTGTTATGTAAACCAAACGGAGGATATTATGGATATTATTACTAGCGTAAAGGGTTGGGTCGGCAAGCTTGCTGAACTTGGTGTAAGTCTCCTTGCCCTTACAATCGTAGCTGAGCTTCTTGGTCTCGGCGCAGTTCCATTCATGCCAGAAGGCGTAAGTGTAATTGGTAATGTGACAGGCGTAGTTGATGGACTTGGTTCATCCGGTCTTGTCGGGTTGTTGGCAGTATGGGTTCTTTGGGCCATCTGGCAGCGACGGTGATTATTTCATAATAGATATTTTTCAAGGGGGGCTATTTCAGTCCCCCTTTTTTTGAACTTAACTTTAGCAGAGAGTAGCAAATGACACAGTTAATTGATCCAACGAAATTTACAAATGCAGTAAGCAAATTAAGAACATTCTTTATGGAAAAAGGTTTCGAAGAAGTTCATACACAAAATAGACTTAGCATTTTAGCAGCATGTGAAGACCCATTCAACGTTGCCACCTACAAATATGAAGGCCGTGTATGGCCATTGCCACAGACAGGTCAGATGTGGTTAGAACACGAATTACTTACTAAACCTTCTTCGAAAGGTTTTTTTTGTGTCTCAACTTCTTATAGACAAGAACCTAATGCTATTCCGGGCAGACACGATACAATCTTTCCAATGTTTGAATTTGAAATGCCGGGTGATATTAATGACCTTGAAGCAATGGAACACGAACTGTGCGAGTATATGGGATTTGGTGATATCACTGGTAAGACCTATGCTGAGTGGCAGAAAGAATATAATGTAGATGGTGAACTAGAAGACGAACACGAAAAGAAGATGTATCAAGAATACGGTTCTACAATGATCAAAGACTTCCCTGAGTTTACTTCACCTTTCTGGAACATGTCCAGATACGAAGATGGTGTAACATCTAAGAAGATTGATGTAATCTTAGGTGGTATGGAAACTATTGGTTCAGCAGAACGCTCTACAAATGTTAAGCAAATGAGAGAAACATTTCATACAATTGCAAATGGCGAGTATGCTAACTTACTGTTTGATTTGTTTGGTAGAGGCCGTGTTGAAAAAGAATTGGAAGAGTTTCTAAAGTATGACTTCTTCCCTAGAGTTGGCGGTGGTATTGGCATGACTCGTATGATTGCTGCACTAGACAAACTCTAAAAAAGAACAATCCGGGGTGGTGAAATAGGTAAACACGCACGACCGTTTATCGTGTGCTTAATAGGCTTGAAGGTTCGATTCCTTCTCCCGGAGCCAATAAAAAGGGGGAGTTTTTTGCTCCCCCTAATTTGTTAAGCGTTGAAAGAATATCGGTAGTAGAGAATATCGAGTGTGTCATCAATAAATTCTCTGTCTGTTGCTAGTAGTGTATTAGGAACTGTACCAATAGAGAGAATTTCTTGTTTGATTGCGAAAATCTGATCGTAACGGTCAGCAGTTTTAAAGTTGAGTTTGTTGGAAACTTTTTCTGCAATTTTTACTGGTGAGTAGAGGAACATTTGGTTCTCCTTTGGTGAAGAGGTTATGCTTTATAGTTGCATATAAAAAAAGGGCCGTCAAGCCCTTTTTTTATTTTTTTCCAACTACTTTACAGTCTATCATGAATACCTGATATGTATCATCTGGACCAGCAGAATCTCTTAGTCTAGCATATTCATCCATTGCTTCATAGTAAGGAAGTCTGGTGGACACCGTAGTTGGAGGAGCCCACCAGTCTTTGTCATCATAGTGAATGACAACATAGAGATTGGTTAATTCGGCAGAGATGCTTCAATGCCCTGAATATACCAATCCATAGAAAGCAGGGTTGGCCAATCATCCAAGTTTGCTGCACCAGCAGCACACTCATCAGGAACAGAACCATCTTGCTTCAACAAACCTTCACACGGGAATGCATGACGGTCGCCGTTTGCCAGTGCTGCTTCAAGTGCCAATGCTTCTGCTACAAGGTCTTCACCCATAGCATCTACATTGTAACTCTCTAGAGCAACCATGCCTACTTCACCACCTTGACCATCTTTGGTGAAACCCCACCAAGTATCGCCACCAGTCCATGTGCCGTCCATTACCTGACCTACACGGTCAACATAGTAAGTATCCCAATCATCTACAATAGAAACGAGATGTGCATTAGGACCAAAGGCAGACATATTAGATGCCTGACCGAATGCATAGACACCAGCATTTTCTGCTACTTGTACAGGAGCAGGAGAGTCAGTATGCTGCACAATAATATCAGCACCTTCATCAATCAGTGCCTGTGCAGCACCAGCTTCCTTAGCAGGATCGAACCATGTATACAACCAAATAATATCTACTTCAATATCAGGGTTATGTTTCTGTGCTTCCAACATGAATGCGTTAATACCACGCACTACTTCTGGAATAGGGAATGATGCAATATAACCGACTTTATTAGTCTTAGTCATATTAGCAGCAATCATACCTTGGACTACACGACCTTCATAGAAGCGTGCAGAGAAAGTAGACATATTGTCAGTGTCACGAACATAACCAGTTGCGTGTTCAAATGCTACTTCTGGATAGTTGGCAGCAACTTCGTTAGTTGCATCCATATAACCAAAAGAGGTTGTAAAGATAATATCATGACCAGTTTCAGCAAGCTGAGTGATTGCCTCTACTGCTTCTGGTCCTTCTGGAACCATTTCCAAATAGGTAGTAGATACGTCGGGACCATAGGCTTCTTCTACAGCAAGACGACCAACATCATGTCGGTATGTCCAGCCAAGATCACCAATTGGACCTACATAAATGAAACCTACTTTGGTTTCAGCAAATGCAGCAGTAGCAGTTGCAATAGTGAGTGCTAGGGATGCTAGAATATTCTTAAGCATGGTTTGCAGTTTCCTTGTTTAGATTTTAGGTTGTAGGAATGAGTGAATAAGAACTACAATCGCAACAGATGCAGCAAGTCCGATCATCATCTTAAAGAAGTCTTTACCAACTAAAGGAAAGACAGATTTGAACTTACGTTTCTGTGTGAACGTAGCAATTGCTAACTCACGTCCTGTCAAGAGACCAATGAATACCCATGTGGTAGACATCGGAATATCATTCCATTCCTTAAAGACCCAGAGGATCAGGAAGTAGAACAAATCAATAATGGTAGCAGAACGCACATATCGTGTGTTATGTTTACTAACAACAACTTGTTGTATTCGACCACCGTTTTCTCTGAACATCCAATATAGACCAGCTACAAAGGTGATAGAGATAATGAACATCATTTCAATAGGGACTTGACGTGGAAGGAACACAGCAATATTTGCCATGTCATGACTAAGCCATGTATACCACAAAAATCCTGTAGTTACCCACTGAGCAACTACCCAATATTTTCTGTGAGAGTCTTTTACTGGTTCTGATTCGTCTAACAGTTTACTAATAATAAACCAGATACCATAGGCAGAAACAGCAGCAATAGCATATCCCATAATCGACTTGACCAACATTTTTTCCAACACAAAGGTTGAAGCAAATGCAGATAGGACAAGGAACGATGTAGACACAGGAACACCAAATCTAGTCAGTACAAGGAGTACTGCTGGAGCTAGTGCATGATACCACTGAATTTCTTGAAAAGGAATTTTGTTAAGTCGGCCATAGGAGATATCACCTCCATTTGAATACCAACCGAACCAGATAGTAAAGAGTAGGACTGCTGACGCTGCTGCCCACATAATCATACGGTTTGTTTTTTGATTTGAAGCGATCCATGTTCCGAGCGTCTGAACAGAATCGTTGGCGATTACTGAGTAGGATGCAAGTAGGAAACCTACAATCATCCAGATTGAAATATAGTCCATTTTTTGATTCCTTTTTGTAGGTTATTATACCTACGGTGAAGGTGTTAGAGTTGGAGCGGGTAGACGGAATCGAACCGACATCATCTGCTTGGAAGGCAGAGGTAATAGCCTTTATACGATACCCGCATAGTTTTATTTAATAATCTTAGCAATCATATCTTCAAATTGTTCGACCTTCGCAGTGCGGTTAGGCCAATATATATAATCCTTCTCTGGATTGAGTTTAAGGTTAGAGAGTAGGGGTAGAATGGCATTGTAGAGTTTGTTTAGTTTGTCTTCATTGACTGTTGCTGATGCAGCAGCTTCTTCTGCGCTGGCAGCAGTCTTCTGAACAACTTCTAATTCTTTTTCGTCAACTGCGGTAAAACCGAAATCAAAAATATCTTCTGACATTATAGCACCTTTAGTATCTTGCGACCTTTATCATCTTTACTTAGATCAC